TGAAAATAACAAACACAAATCTTTTTATACAGGTAAAACTTACAATCACTTAAACAAGTAATCCATGAAAATTCAACAACAAACATCATCCGCAAAAACATGGCGCGATGAGCAGAATATGGAAGTGCCTTACAACCGTACCACTCCATTAGAGCGCACAAAAGAAAGTGCCGCTTATAAACTGGCAAAGAAAGCAATGGCGCTGAATAGCGATTTAATCGCTTTTAAACAAGACATCGCCAAGCAGTGCAACAATATACTTAAACAGGCCATGAGTGCGCAGGAACGCAGTAAAATGGGCAAAGGAAACTATACCTGGTACAACTTCGACGGCAGCATTAAAATTGAAATGTCAATCAATGAAAATATTGATTTTGACAGTGTATTGATTGAACGTGCAAAACAGAAGTTGCTGGAGTTGGTTGGCGAAGGCATCAGCGCCGATAAAGGTTTTGTGAAAGACCTGGTATTATCTGCATTTCAAACCAGCAAAGGCAAGCTGGATACAAAGAAAATTCTCGGACTAAAAAAGCATGGTACACGCATAAAAGATAAACGCTTTCACGAAGCGATGAAGCTGATTGATGAAAGCATCCGCCGCCCGGACAGTAAAACATATTTCCGTGTGTGGGTAAAAGATGATCAAGGCCAATTCAAATTGATCGATCTCAACATTGCAAGTGTATAAATTTTTCGGTTAATGTTTCATAACAAGCAAGCCTTGTGTTTCTACACCGGGCTTTTAATAAAAAGGGATAGCAGCCCTTATTCATTCACAACAAAACAGAGAGTATGATAACAGAAACACACAAATGTCCTTTTTGCTGTGCCATATTAACCGTACAGGAGGTAATAAGCCAGCATTGTGATGGATGCAGCGCCAATTGCATTCCGCGGGCCGTTTGCACCCAAAACAAGCCATCCAGCAACAGGTTTGGCAACGAATTACACGTTATTGACCGCCTCGATATGCCGTTTTTAAACACATTCGATGGGGGGTTTGGACAGTTTTTTAACGATTAAAAAAAGCTACAATTCAATGCAGACGAGCAATACAAAGGATTTAATCGCTCCATTGAGCAAGGAAAAACAAAAAGAAATATTGGAAAACATGGTTATCCATCATCGCAAACGCATTTATATATGTTTAAAAATAAGACGCCAACCGAGAGAAGAAACAGAATTCAAGTTTGCCGTTGCTGAAATTAAACTGCAAGCTGAGGGTTGGGAAACCATTAACCCGGTGCGGCAAATTGATGAAACGATGGAATGGAAAGAGGCTATGCGCAATTGTATTGCCATGCTTATGGAGTGCGAAGCAATTTATATGCTGCCATGTTGGCCTAAAAGCAGGGGAGCAATACTGGAGCGATATTTAGCCGGGCATGTAGGCATTGAAATTATCGATGCATAAAAACCTTAAACATGCGAAACATATTTCTTTTCATCTGCTTTTTCTGTTGGCTTATCTCAGGTGTTTTTATCGCATGGATTGAAAATAAAGAAGAAAAGCCAATTGCATTTGGTACAAGTTACGATCCTGATTAATCACAACCGAATAACAATAACTGTAAAAGAATATGAGTAAAACAATCGGACTTAAACAGCTTGCACAAAAAACATACACGCATGTTGAAGGCTTTTCAACTGAGCTAATGCAATCGCTTGGCGGTAAAATTGAAGATGCCTTTGATTGTGTTATTTGGGGTGCAAGTGGCGGCGGCAAATCAAACTTCACTGCAATATTTATTAAGTCGCTTTTAAAGGCGCTCAAATGCAGAGGCGAATATGTTGCTTATGAAGAAGGGCATGGCTTTACTGTACAGGAAACATTTATTCGCAGGCATAATATGTTAGCAGAATTGGGCAACAGTTTAATGATAACTGATTTTCTTTCTTATGATGAACTGCGTGCAAAAATTAGTAAACGCAAGAGCGCTAAAGTTTGGGTAATTGACAGCATACAAGATTCCCAACTAACAACCGAGCAATGCGCAAAATTTAAACGCGATTTTGTATTAAGCCGCAAAAAAAAGATCATCATTTATGTAAGCTGGAGTGATGGAAAAGAGCCGCAAGGTGCAATCGCTAAAGCAGTAAAATTCAGAGCCAACATGAAACTGTTTGTTGAAGGATATATTTTATTTCCACGTAGTCGTTACGGCGGCAACAAACCCTTTGTTATTTGGGAAGGAGATAAAACAAGCGGTGCAAAAGGTTATTGGGGTGATGAATATGCCAGCAAGAGTAAAGGCTTGCCTAATTCAAAGAAAAGAGCGCAAAGCAAAAAGCCAAAAGCAGAAAGCAAAAAAGATGAACCTGTTACAAAAATGCAGTTGTTACCGCCTGCTGATAAACCAGTATTTAAGGAGGAAGCAATATGAAGTTTAAAGTAAGTAATGGTGAGATGTTAGCATTGATTGAAATCTTACTTGGTTCAATTGAACTTTATAATAAAGCCATCGAAAAACATCCGTATCCCGATTTAGAGACATGCTTAAACATGAAATTGTATAATTCCATACTTGCATTAATTGCTTTGGATTTACAGCGGAAAGCATTAATAAAAAAGAAAAAATATAGTTTAAAATTTCCACCACATCAAGCCATTGCCTTTTGGCTTGTTTACAGTGGGAAGGTTAGTGAAAAAAATCACGAAGGAATTATGATACAAACCATGTGCAATGCCATTCATCAACAAATAATTTGTAAGTGATGAATAAAACAGAACTGCGCCATCAGATGAAAGTTGCTGAAGAGCAGGCACGCATTAGTGAATTAAAGATGCATAGTAAAATAAATGATGGCGAAGAATACAGTGCAATGGTGTACGGTGTTCGCATGACTGCATTACGCATGTATGCAACACACTTAAAAGATGAATTAAAAAAACACGAACGCAAAACTTTTAAAAGAGTAAATAAGTAATGGAAGCAACAATTTATAACCGTCACACTTCATTCAACAAACGCGGCAAGCCTGCTATTATGCGCATTGATGCACACAATGGCAATGCACGCATACAACTAAGTGTTGAAGCGGTAAAACTGCTGGAGTTGCAGGAAGGCGATTGTTTATCATTCGTAACACTGCCAACAGATAAAGAAGCTGTTTATTTCTGCGTTGATAACAAAGACGGTTTCCATTTAAAAGTTTGTACAGAACATAAAAGCGGTGTTGACATGGGCATTTTTTGCAGGCAGCTTGCAAGAAAATTGTTAGATCATCTTGGTATTAACAGCATGCGTTCTTTTATTGTAACAACTGAAAAAGTGCCGGTACAGTTAAATGGTAAAACTGTAAAGATGTTTTTTATTGATAAGCACAAAACATACAGCGGAAAATTTAAACCTAATAGTAAAATAAGCTAATAGCTAACGTTTCAGGTATTGCTGTCGCGGCGGGCAATTGAAAAACAAAAAGATGAATAACATTATGCAGCAGAAATTATTTATTGACGATGAGGGCTTGTATGTCGCCCCCGCTGGCAGCAATACAGCGTTACCTGCTGCTGCGGTTGAAAAGGGAGCAACTTTTTCTTCTTGTCGCAAATACAGATTTGAATTGCACCGCATTTGGGATAAAGAAAAGTCTTGTGTAATGTTTGTGGGATTAAATCCTTCGACAGCTAATGAGCAAACAGATGATGCAACAATAAGACGTGTGATTGGCTTTGCGAAAAAATGGGGTTACGGCGGCGTGTATATGCTTAATTGCTTTCCTTTTGTTTCTACAAACCCTGACGATTTGAAAGACAGGGCAATGCTCAAAGAAAACGACAAGTATCTCGAATTGATAGGTAAAGAAGTTTGTGAACAAGTAATTTTTGCGTGGGGTGCTTTTGATATTGTAAAAGAAACAAGCAGAGATATTGCATTAACAGTGATGTTTCCAAATGCAAAAGCTTTAGTGATTAATAAAGATAGAAGTCCGAGGCATCCGCTTTACGTTCCATTGAACACTGAACTTGTTGACTGGTAGCAGTTGCAGCCAACGTTGAAGCATTTGTGTTCGCCGCCCGCAAGTGCTTCAAATCAAAGGCAAGTGTCCGGCGGTGACACAAATGCACTGTTAAATGCAGTGCCGGATAATAAAACGTAAACTTTAAAATCGAAATATTATGTATAACAAAGTTGAATGTATATGTCTAAGCTGCGACAATTGCGGCGAAACTTTCACGGATGAACATTCTGGATTTTCTATTTATGTAAATGAAAATAGCGCACATGAGGCGGCTGATAACGATGGCTGGTATAGTGACGGAGATAAGCATTATTGTCCCGATTGCCACACCATTGATGATGAAGATAATTTGATTTTGAAAAAGCTGCCGCCACTTTATCAGGTGATTAAAGAATTTCCAGATAACAAAGATTTTCCTTTAGGTAAGAAAATTGAATTTCAGCCGTGGAGTTCGAGTGATGCTTATTGGTCGCACATTGTCGAAGATTGTCAGGGTAAACGGGAATGGTTACAAGACTATTTCGATAAGTACCCGCATCTGTTTCGGAGGATAAGGTAGGCATTGCATTTAACTCCATAATATACGCAACTAAAATCTAAACAAATCATTCAAAATGAGCCGCAAGTTTAGCGTGGAAGAAATCGAAATTGATGGCTATTACTTTATCAACCATGAAGGGCTTTATTGGCATAGCGGCGAATTTTGGTTTAATGAAGAAAAGCTGAAAAAAGTAAACAACAATGGCAGCCTTTCAATAATGCTGCATGGCTCAAAGCTTGGCGTAAAAAAACTAAGGAAGCAGGCGCGTAAATGCAAAATAAAACTCGAAAAATTTAAAATGCCTTTTTAAAATGAAACGCTTCATCATCACATCAGAAAAGTTTAGCGGACAGGTTGAATTGTTGTACAAAAACAATACGCTTGCTGTAATTGATTTTAAGCAGGCAATATTAAATGATATACAATTGCGTGCCATTAAAAATGCTGCACCTGTAATGGAAATGAACGTGCCTGATGCTTACAGTTCCTTTGCTTCAATCACCATTGTTGAAGGTGAAATAATTGTAACGCTTGATGATTTTATACATGAATATCCTTACAAACGCAACATGCATCTATTGCCTGCGCGTTGGGATAAAATGAGCCAGGCAGATAAGATTGAAGCGGTACAATCAGCAAAAGAATATCGTGCTTATTGCGAACGAAATAAGCAATGGTATAAACCAATGATTGCCGATACATGGTTAAGTAAAAAAGAATATAAAAACAATTGGAAAAACCTGTAACAATGCTTGTGGATAATCATATAATAAAACTTCTTTTCATTGTTCATATATTGCGCCCGACTGTCACATTTAGCATGAACAAAAGTTTACCGGAAGCGTCCGTTTACCCAAAAGTAAACCGGACGGAGTTGAGTGGTAACACCAACCGGCATTACGCTTCCGGGCTTAATGTGACAGTCACGTCCGGCTTTTTTATGCCCGAAACTAATATGCAACACATAACCTTCTTTTATAAACAGCAAACCCCTATTAGTATGACTACAATTGCAAAGAATGGTGCAGGGGAAAGCTTCATTCATTACCAGATACGCGGCGGCACAGCAGAATATGTTGCGCACCTGCATGCATTGGTAACCGCGCTTTCGGGTGCACCCTTAACAGATGATGAAAAAGCATCATTGGGCGATCTTCTCGTTTCAATGTTGCCCGACGAAAACCAAATCAAAACAGGCAGGAAATGAAAACCATCACAGCCAACCAATTGAAAAAATTACACACCATTATTCGTCAATTCAACATTGACGAAGAAACAAAACGAATGATGATTAGCGGCTTCAGCGGCGGACGAACCTTAAGCTCGAAAGAATTAAATTTTAATGAAGCCGCTATTCTCATTCAGCATATTGAACGTAATGATCCCAACTTCAACAGCATTCAAAAAATGCGCGGTAAAATTTTATACTATGCGCACGAAATGGGTTGGCGCAAAAGAAGCAATAACAAGTGGGTTGCCGATGGCGCTGCTGTTGATGAATGGATGCTAAAATACAGTTACCTGCATAAAAAATTAGATGCTTATCTTTATAACGAGTTACCTGCACTGGTAACACAGTTTGAAATATTTTATAAGAAGTTTATAAACGCGATATGAGTCTCAAACGATATAAATGAAAAAACTTTTACTCTTATCTGCATTCATCATTCCTGCTTTATGCAACGCGCAATGCCCAACATATTTAGATGTTCCTGCTGATAGCATTGCAACCGTTGTAAAACAAATTGAAAACATTGCAGCAGTAACATTAACCGCAAACCACGACCGGGATGATAGGATAGACTACAACGATGCAACAAACAGCGTTCATGTAAGAATGTTTATAAACGATGCAGGCAACGTTCAAAGCATTGCTATTGTTGGCAAAGCTGATGTGATTGATAATTTATATAACAATTATTTTGTGCCTGCTGTAAGCGCCTATAAAACGCAACAGGCAACAACGTATATTTTCACCAGCAAGTATAAAGTGGTGCATGTTGCTGCGAACAAAGAAATAGATATTGAACACCTCTGATTAACCATACAAACAATTTGATAACTTTTTTTTAGTGTGAATACAAATTCTTTTATTATTGTATTCCATTACTCTTCATGCAGGCTACTCAACGGGGAATTACTACTTACAAAATTTTGCTGTTCGATGATAACATCGTTACAGTTGATGCACCGAACGAAAATCGCGGTGGCCGCAATCCCTTGCTTATAGAAAAGCGCGACGAATTTTTATTTCACCGTATTTATTTTAAAACAACAGTGCAGCGCAAGTTGTATGAAGATGTTTTAGATGAGTTGGAAAGTGAAGTGTATTTAAGCAAAACCATGCTTAAGAAAATAATCAACTCAAGAACAGATGAGTTGTTGCAGATAAAAAGAAACAAGCCGACTATTAAAGAATTAAAAGATAAGTTCCCGCACATAGTTTGGCAATAACTATTTTCCTAATAATTAAAATCCAATTTTTATGAATGCTTCAGATGTTATTCAATCGTGGGAACAATCTAACCAATTCACTTCCCAAAATTTTACACAATCGCAAAAACAGGAAATTTTATCTGCCATGTGGGACTTGCTGTACATGATAGATCAGGGAACGGTTACAAACGATTTTCACAACCCGCGTGACGGGCATGGCGCTGGCTTAGGCTAAAAGAAAACCCCCGCATAACAGCGGGGGTTTTTTATATCGTAAAATCATTATTGAAGTCTTCATTAAATTCCCCACCTGGATCGGGATTGATGTTCATACTACCATCACCCAATTTTACTTTTGTTGTTAGCGGTTTTGCACTCTCATCAGTAAAGCCAATTTCGTACGCAATCCTGCGCACAAGCAAACTATCACGCCTTAATTCTTTCTGGCTCTTTCTTCTTTTAAATCTGCCAAAGCCATCCGGTGACCAGCCGTGAAATGCAGCAAATATTTGTTGCTCATATTCATAATACTGCAAAGCATTTTCGCGAATGTCTGAAGGTGTAAGATTACTGCCACTGGTATATTGTGCCAATGCTAAACGGAACACAACAATGCCAACACCTTCCTGTATAAACTTGCCTGCATCATCCGTAAAATTAAAATCATCGGCGGCCTCAAATAACAATGCAGGAAAACTAACATTGGGCCTTGTATCATAATGATCCAGTTGCCCAACGTCCGGCGCTACATATCTAACCAGTGGCACTTTCAATGCCATTCTGCTAATGATCGATTGATGCAGGTTTGCAAAAGGTGATACAACTGCCATGTTATATGTTTATTGCTTTTGAAAAAATGTTATTGAGTGATGTATAAATTTTATTGCGCAATACCGGGCTGTCGCCCATCATTTGCCGTTGCGGCATTTTTGTTTGATAAGAACCTACATGCACTTTTTGCGCATGCGTTGCATGTTTCTGTTTTGAAAATCGAGTACCAAATTTATCTTTCCTGAAATGAATTACCTGTTGCCGTGATGCATGGTTGATCACGCCGCCTTCATTGTGAATTTGTGCATAGGGTGTATCATTCATTATTCGTGTACTTAATGCAGCAGAGTTTGTTGTAAAGCGCCAGCCTCTTCTTAATCTTCCCTTATCAATTAAAATTTGTTTGCC